ATTGGGTTACTACCTTGTCCTATGACTTGTAACCAGTCACCGTTTGCGGTTATTCCATCTCTATCGTACTTTGCAATTAATGAACTCTCACACTCGTAACTGACAACTAGGAATGCGCTACTGTACAGCCCCTGTGGTGTTGTTAGTTCCTTAGGTAATGTAGTAGTATAGTTAGTAGGTGCGACCCATTGATTAGCGTTACCCGCTTCATCTGTATCATTGAAGTTGTAAGTGTAAGTATCCCAACCTAAACCAGCACTACTACCGCTTGTTAAATCTAATTTAGAATAAAAGCCTGATTTAACTAAATGAGTACCTAACGCATTTCCTATACCGTCAATTGTAGGTGTGCTTTCGGGACTACCCTGCATAGGTGCTACAACAGGTATGTTACTATGCACATTCATTACTGTACCAGCAGTTCCGTATGGTGAGAAATTAAGCATCTCATGGTATGCGCCTAATCCGGCAGCATATCCTGTACCACTTGTATTCTTAGTTATCTTCAAACTATTTAGATAAGAATATCTTTCACCATGCCAACCAACTGCACCTATTGGTTTTGTTCTATCAACAGCGTCTACAATACCTGAGAAGTGAACTTGTGTCATGTGGTCACGTGCTGATACATTCTCGTTATTGAAACGCATTGTACCCGCTTTGCTCCATACATAAAGGGTATAAGAACTAGAAATGGCCTCACTGAAAGACCCACTCCCATCTTTGAGTACTTCCCACGTTTCAGGCGCTTCTAGTTTATTTAGGCCGTTTAATCTATTAGGTGCGAGATAGAACCTGACTTTCCAATCGCTACTATCTGCTAATACTTCCCTAGAGTGATAGCAAGCGAATCTAGTATTAGTTCCTTGATGTAACCTAATCCAACCCGATGTGGGTAATTGTTCTAATGTTGTTTGTGAACCGCTCGATGGGCTATCTATGTAATTGCCAGTAGCACTATTATTTACGTAAGTGGATGTGCCAGCAAGTGGTATCCACCCGTATCTATCTTGACGCATTGCGTTACCCATAGACGGCATGTGTGTGCCACCGAGAGACTTGAGTGCTCCAGCGCCGGGGAATGCGTTTATTGCAGCGCCTAGTACAGTAGCGAGTTCTTCGCCGTTCTGACAACGTGTCGCATCTACTACGATGTATTCCATCTTTGCATCTGCTGTTGCTACGGCCTCGCTACCATTTCCTATGTAATCTAGAATGCGCCCTGTAAGCACACCCGAAGTTCTAAACGCAGTAGGATGTATTTGGTTTGCACGTTCCCAATTGCTACTCAATACTCTAGCAGCAGATTTACCCGCGTGTGGTGGATTAAATGTAATTTGATTGTCTAGCCATGAGCCGCCCGGATGGAAACCACCATCCATGTGCCATACTGTATCTGCCGCCATAGTGATACCGAATCCGATAGTAGGCGTATGCATCTTAGGATGTATATGTGTTAAGTCGTATCCTATTTGCGCTGTACCTGTAACATCATGCGGTGTATCGTCATTGAACTGTTGACCGTAGTGCCTACCGTGTTCAGGTCTTTGTGAGAACTTACCCTTCCAACAGTAACCAGCAGGGCTTTCCCAATTTACCATCGCTCTCCAATGGAAACCCGCAGTAGCGTCATAGTATACCTTGCTCGGCGGCATGAAATTGTATTTCTCATTTACAATATGATTTGGGAATACATGTCTTGAATTGGCTATTGATTCGTCTAACGGTATAGAAGCCCACGTGCTACCACTTACGATAACTCTACCCGGAAACGGCTCTTTGGTATTAGCAGCATTACCGCTATCCGCATCTGCTACTTCTTGTGTAAATGGGAATGCTTGACCCGGACCAAATATTAGGTACGTAGTTTTGTTCTCTACGCTAGTATCCACGTGGTCTTCATATCGTGCTGTTGGATGAGCGAATCTCATTACAAGCGGTACAGGTTTCGCTTTTATTTCACCTGCGCTGTATGTTACACCACCTTTAGACAAATCAGGCGCGAGTATATTCTGTTGATTGAATGCAGGTGGAGTAATACTACCACGATGTTGATTACACAATGCAGCGCCGGGGAAGAATGCAAACATTGCATTTCCATCTAGCATTGCATAACTGGTAGATATTTCATTTGCATTCTGTAATCCAGTTACACCAGTTGGTCCAGTAGAATATGGATGGGTGTAGAAAGTAGAATAGTCGTTCTGCGTACCATCGTTTACGTCGAGTGTTACACCGCTAAATCCACCACCAAAGAACAACGGCACGCTGTGGTCTTTGCTACTCTTACCACCACGGAAGTAGACTATTGGTTCAGAGAATACGCTACCGAGTGAACGCAATCCGTCAAACTCCTTGTTATTATGGCGTTGCAATATATTTGCTTTAGCCATAGATTGTGGAAAGTCATCTCCCGCATCTGCTGTTAACCAACTTAATTCTTGTCGAGGGTCAGTACCTGTTTTACTTTCTGCTTCAATAGGATAGTCGCCTAACCATATAGTCGCTCTTTCACCAACTGGTAATATGACGTTACTTGCTGTCGCACCTGACGGTATAAGAAAGGGGTCTACCTCTCTAGCAGCAGATACTGTAACTTCGGTAGTCCAATTACTTTGAGAACTACCAAAGTGAACAACGGGGTTATCAATCATTGGTAGTATGTGGTCGCCGGATGAACGTGTAAATTGTATACCCTTTAATCCTTCATTCCAAGTAGAAGTATCAATCGGAGTATTAGTTGAGTCAACTAGATTAGGTGACGCTGTGTTTGAGTTTGGACCTCTTGATACAGTAGTTATTTCAAGTAAGGTATAGGGTATGTAACCGCAATCGATACCTTGACTAGCATCTATATTTGTGTTAGTTACTGGTCTTGTTCCATGGCCTGTACTTGTACTTGTATCAAAATCCCATTCGCCGTTTGTTACCCTATCAACTCTTCTCACTTCACCAAACTCTAAGTGTGACGCATGAATACCATAATCTCGCTTTACAACGCTACTATAAGATTGATTAAGAGGAATTATCGGACTTTGGGTATTATACGCTCTAATTCGTATTGCATCATCTTTTACACCCCATTCACCAAAGGTTCTACCATCAGTGGTATACATCTCTCTGCAATCAAATACATGTCCTTCTTCCGTGTTTATCTCATTACCTGCGTTAATTGCAGCAGCAGTTACAGCAGCAATTAATTCATCTGTTACAAGCGTAGTCCAATTTAATACAGAAGCGATTAGTACATCATCGGGTAGTGTTACTAGACCAGTGCAACCGTAGAATGTATCATGGTCTCTCGATGCATAAGACACTGTAATTCCAACATCTGCTGCTGCATCATAATCTGTAATTTGTATAATACCATTTTTCTTTGGAAATCCTAAGTATCCTAAGAGGTCACCTTTACCACTAAAAGCAGTGCTATATGGTGTTCCACCACCTTGATATGGTGAATTATCAAACGTAATCGCCAAAGTTCCAGCACTCGTATCTTCGACAGCGCTGACGTGCATTACAGCATTTGGGGCACTAACGCCTCTCCATCTAGCACCTTTCCAATACTGCAATGTTTTTGTGACACCGCTTGCATCTGTATCTAATCTACCTGTCGCATCACCAACACCATGCATGTGTTTACCTATTGTAAATCCACCTTGTCCTACATCCCTGTCGTCGAAGAAAACACATACTTCATCCTCAATAGTAGAAGGTAATGTGGTATTACTGTTTGCAAACGATTCACCTATCTTACGATAAATGTATCTAATACCGTTTTCTACACCTAAGTTGTCTTTGAATCTAAAACCGTATAATTGTCCGTTACCTATGTTATCAGAAATTATGTTCGATGTCGGTACGTGGTTTGAATAATCTGAACCAGTATGAGCAGTGCCTTGAGCGTTAAATGCGCCATACCTATTATTGAACTTAGTCTCACCTATTTTACCAAAACCCCAAGTTCCGACATCGGGCGCAAATCCCGGTACACCACTTGCTACTAATCCGCCAAAGTTTATTCTTGAGATAGCCTTTTTACCGACTCTTAAACCCTTGACTAATGAAGATGATGAACCTTTAATGTCTAAAGATTCTGTATTTATTGTATTGTGACTCTTTCCGCTTATTGAATCAGACACTGCTCTCAATACGCTACTATCTTCAAACTCAGCGACACTTTCTATTTCTTCACCACTTTCTACCGATGTAACGTATTGTTGCAGTGTAGTAATGGGGGCAAACGGTCTACCATGCTTGTTTAATGGCATAGGCGCTGGATGCATATTTTCACCCTCTCTTTCGTCAGGTAACGCCCAAAAGTTACGCCATCTTCCACCGTGTCCTACTAAGAATTGTGGTTGATAGACACTTTGTCCTTTACTATTATCAAGCCACACACAGAAGTTTCTACCACTTGCGCCCGGCACTGTACTATGTATGACAATGGTGTACCCTGTATCTCCGTTTAGGTCTTGTACCTCTCTACCTATGTGAGCGCGTATGTATCCCATGTGAGTACCCTTGTCACCATTATCTACATTCCAAAATGGTGAAGGGTCATGTGCTGAACCAGTTAGTAGTCTACCGTTTAACGCCGCATGTTGATTGATTAATCTAACAGCCTCTTCTGTTGCAGATAGCGTATCTACAACCCCATCTTTTTGACTAATCTCACCTAAATCTAATGTTAAACGTCTAACGAAGTCCATGTCTTTCCATTGTGGGAGGTGTTGCAATCTACTCTCAGTATGACTAGTCAAGTCTAAAGATGAACTTCTAATACCCTTTAGGCACAAAAATGCTGGTATAACTCTAGTACCATCAGGGGTATCAAAGAAAGTAGAGGGGTCTCTTAACGAACAATCATTTGTTGCTTCTCTATGTTCTATTAATTTCTTTACAAACGAGTTTGCATTGTTATTAGGTATTCTAGTGAATGAATGTTTTGCATTTGCTCTTTTATGTAAAACAACAGAATCATCAGTTCTAGGTGTAAGACTATATCCAATTCTAAATCCTGATGTAGTACCACCATAGGAATATCCGGTATGTATGTGATGACCGTGTGCTTTACCGTATAATCTAGCACCCTCTATTTTTCTACCATCTGTCGGTAAAGCAGTAGCCAAACTAGCAATAGTACTGCTATCAATTAAATCACTAGTGTGTCTATTTGCTAAGTCGTGTGCATAAGCACTTTCAATGAACTTAGATTGCTGTGTACTTCGTATGTATGGGTTCTGCGATAAGAAGCCATTTGTAACATCTATTTGTGTAGTCCACGGACTTGGACCAGCGCCATTATATGCAGCGTTGACTTTGTGTAATTCACTTCTTCTTGAATTACCACTTTCTACCACTTCTTTAGGCCAGCCTATTTGTGTAGCCTGTGAACTAGTCTGCACTTGCATGTGTATATCTTGGAATGCGATGAACTCTTTGTCATGTGCCACGTTGTATAGTAATACACGCGCATGTTCGTCAGTAGACAAGTAAGGGTCGATATAGGCTACAACGGGTGCTTGTGCAGATGTAAGTCCGAGTGCTAGATAATTTTCTTCAACTGTTCTGTTTACGTGTTGCACATAGTTTCTTGCAGTTTCTAAACAAGTATTACCAATCAAGAAGTTTTCTAGAGGAATACTATCTCTTGGGTTAGTTGTATCTAATTCACCCGCGCCATTATCAAACGCATTCCATACTTGTGATTCGTTCAACACACCTCTACTCTTAGCAAACAAACCCTCAACCGCATGTGGGTTGTTATACGACATATTTGCCCATACGGTATCACCGTTGCGTAATCCACCTTGTGCGTATGGATTTAACCACGTAGCGTTTAGTACAGCGTCTTTATCTTCATAGTCGCCAGTCCATACTGCAAGTTTAGCATTAGATGGAATAATTGGCCCAGTAGCAGTTAAAGTAACGGTTTGAGTGCCGTTTGCATCAGCACTACCGATACTACTAACTAACCCTATTCTTCGTATTTTGTCCGTTCCGGTATCTTCCCAATAGTAGAGCGTATCGTCTTTCTTGACGTTCATACCATGTAGGTCATTGACATTTTTACCACTAGCACCGTCAATAGTTATGGTAGATGATGTGCTCCCATTTGCAGTGATTGTGACATCAGTAATATTTAGGCTGTTCTTCAATTCACGATAGTATTGAGAACCATCAGCAACTTCTGCTGTAATCGCTGTACCAAGAATACTTCTGCATTTTCTCGCTAATATTATTTTAGCACCCTCAGGCAAACCGTCTGTTTGTAAGTTTTCATCATCGCTAACGGTTCTTGCTGTTCCAGCGCCTATGGTTATGGTGGTCGCTGTTACCGCCGTTACCACCCCTACAATAACACCCCCATCATCGTAAAGATTACTACCTACTGAAAATACAGTAGTAGCATCCACCCCTTCAACGTCAAATGCTGAGGTAGTACCTCCGGTTGTTATGTTTTTCTTAATCACGCCCGTAGAGTATTTATTTGGGGTAAATCCTGTTGATGTATTGTAAACAAGCACAATACTGTTTTTAGGTACTGCTGTGATTGTCGCACCAGTTAGTGTTTTAATGTGACCGTGATATTGAAACTTATGGATAGTACCATTATCATCGTATTGTACTTCGTATCCTAAATCTCCAACAGCAGAAGGTGGTGGAGTGTCGTAACCTAAATCGGGAAACTTAGCAAAATCTTCGGGAGATAACGTTACAATTACTGCTTTATCTTCACCGGATAACGATACTGTTTTTGTAGATAAACTCGTACCACTAGCACGCCTAGATTGTATTTGTGCAGCGTGTGGATTACTTTCAGGTCCAGCCTTAAACTCAACTGCGCTAACATACTGACGTAATCCGTAATCCACATTACCCCCTTGTGTTTTTACACTAGCGGTATCATAGTAATATTCATCTCTATTCTCAAAGTCTGATGATGGGGTTATTTCATCAGATGCCATAGGTGTATTACCTCCTTCAAACCCTACACCTCCTAAATAGACTGGTTGCCCTGCGGCTAAGTCCTCAAAGAAACCCTCGCTATGACCATATGTCATGTCGTCATCTGCTAATGCTAGATACTTGTCAGTAGCAGGTGCATTTGTATAAAAAGCCCATTTTCCATTAGCCAACCAAACTTTTCTATATCGATAAACGTGATTAGTGAAGCCTTTGTATTCATCTACGTCTGTGTGAGATTCAGGAAATACGTTCGGGTCATTCACATAAAGTCTCTTATCTGTATTCGATACTCTTCTATATTCAGTGATAAATGTAGAATTAACATATTCTCTTTTTGCTAATGCAATAGAATAAGCGGAATGCGCTTCTCTATCTGCTGGCTCTGTGTCTATAAATCTTCTACCAACTGGGCTAGGATTGTAAGTATGCGCAGTATGTGTAGCATCTACATGTATTTTGAATGCGTTATCAGGACCAACAGATGGTGCAAAAAATTGTTTAGAGAAAAATGGTATTTCTGCAACTGCTCTAGTACTAGCGTATTGAGTGCCTAGTTGGTAATCATGTTGTACATCGCTCATAGATTGATGCATTCTATCGTTTACAGTAGTGCCGTTTTCTAATTTACTTTCTTCTCCAAAATTAGGCTCATTATATATTGTAAAGTTAGCGTATATATCTACTCCCACACTACTATGCCCTTCCATCATACCGTTTGCGCGTAGCAAGTTTTGTACGGTGGTGTATTCAGTACCATCTGAGCCGATATAATATCCGCTACCTACACTTTGTAATGTAAATACGAATGTGTTACCTGTTTTACTACTATATCTAGCGTTACTACCGTCTACAAAGTACACTCTTCCATAGCGAGTAAACCCATACGTACCCCAACTTGCTAAATCTTCACTTTCATTATTAAGAGGTTTAACGTATAATGTTCCGACAGTATCGCCTACACTACTAGCACCCGTAGGCACATTCAACCTAGTCACACTTACAGCGTACGACCTGCGTGTAGAGTACGCTTCGTGTGCTAACATACTGCGCTGGAATACTGGCCTAGTATCCATAGCACCTTGACCCGGACCACCAAGTGTAACAGTGACAACAGGTGCATTAGGCTCTATCTCCTTGACTATATGCGAGTCAGGGCTACCTTTGCCAGTAAAATCAATTGAACGAGATACTAGGCTATCTCCTACGCCTATACAACTTAGTGTAGTGTAACCGCCCTCATCGCCTTCGCTTTCTTCTATCGACCTTACTTTTGCTCTACTCATTAAGTAAAGTATAGTTGCCCTATTGAATCTAGTAGACAAATTAACATTAGCAAGTTGCATACTTCTTCTTCGGTCAGTAGGCTGAATGAAGATTCTGAAATCAGCATTGTTCGTGTCTGCTAAGATATGGTTGTCTATTATATCGTATGTTTCATGTATAGGCGATGAAGAAGATACAGTTCCAGTATCGAACTGCCCGGCAGAACCACTATCTAACACCACATCAGGTGCTAGTCTAGAATAACTACCTTTATCGGTCAAGGTTTTAGTTTGGTCTATTTTGTTTAGATACAGTCTATTGAATGCAGAATTATGTAGACCGCTTGTACTCACAGATTCAATTATGGCTTGCGGTGTACCGTTTTGTATAGAGTCTGCATTATTTCTTGGAGTATAATTAGCAGGTGTTAACGTTTCATCAACTTCTGTATCGGCAGAATATCCTTCCGAAGTGTCACCTACTAAACCGTGTTCTTGTACTACTGGACTATCGATTCCTAAATCAGATGCATACACATCTATGTATCCGCCGGGCGCATGTAGTGTCATACCTGAACTAATCGCATGAATTATAGAATCGTAAATATACTCTGAGCCACTCACTAATGTATCGGATGAAGGTACAGTTTTCTCCACCATTAGTAGAGGTTGCACAGTGCCACTCATACTTGCACCAGTCAAATCAATCGCATTGTAATGTATTTCTACAAATGGGGAAAGAGATGGTGTTAAGTCTGTTAATCTAGGTACGTGAAGTATAGCGACTCTACTTTCTTTAGAAGGTGTGACATGATAATCTCTAATGTTACTATCGTGGTGTGTTTCGTCGTTATTAGCATCGTACTTGTTGTATTGCGGTATCGGACCTTTTAGAGCAAATGGGGTGTAATCAAAATCAGGACCACCTATGGCGATTAACTTTCTTTTCCCAGTAGGTGGGCTACCAGTGCCGTTGTAAGAATTGTATGCTACTGTTACTGTACTAGAACTAACAACATCATCTATTACTACATCGTTAAAATCTCTATACACATCTACTAAACTATTTACAGCGACTTGTTTTTCTATTCCTTTATGCATATCGCTATACATCACGTCAACAATATCTGCGTTACCGTTACCTTGTTGGTCTATTATTTCATCAATAGCCTTTGGTAACATGCGTAAGAAAGTGTGTCCTTCAACATGATTCTTAATGTGTCTACCGCTATGTCCTATTTGGAAATCTTCGCTCAGAGTAGTAGGCCACACTACTGCAAATGGATTATTTGCATCAGATGTGGTTGTAGCAATAGCACTAGAATAAACAAATCCATGGTTTTCAAAATCACTTTCATCGATTATCATTTGCCCTGTTCTATCTATAATCTGAGAAGTATAATGAGGCGGTTGATATGGTTTAGATGTTCCACTATCAATCAATAAGTCTGCACCAACTACAACGAAGTGATTATCTACATTAGCACTTCTAGAAGTATTCAGAACACCTATTAATCCGTTATTACTATTACTTGTATTAATAAAATCTAAATGGATACTAGATACAGTTAATGTAGGGTTTGTATTTTCTAGATTATTTATAGAATGTAATCTTAATCTTTCAGGAGGTTTTTGATTAGGTTTACTTGTTGAAGGCGTTATACCATCAGGATTAACTAATATATTGTATGGTACATGAGATATACTTCTAACAACAGTTGAGCCTGAGGAAGAATCTAACACCTCGTAATTACCTGAACTGTACGGTGAAGAAGTAAAATCAATAGTACCAGTAGTTACTGTATTGCCCGTAAGTTTTGATGCGAGTAACTGAGCATCTGTTTTTGTCATAGTTAATACTGATAACCCACTACTACTTGTGTGTGCACTGTAAGTAAAAACATCTTCAATAGGAGCGATAGGCTCTTCAAATCTGTATAGAAGTATAGTGTCACTATCCGATAACGGGGAGTTACCTTCTATCATTGAAGTCTTGAATGATGCATTAAGATGAATGCCTTCCATCGTACCTCTAAACTTACCACCTTTACCTCCGATGTATGTTTGCTTGGTAGAGGGCTTTAGCGCTAAGTCTCTGTCTTTGATAGATTGCCTTACAACTAACTCCCCGTTAATGTATAGTTCTATGGCTGTGGTTCTTACTGTCGCTATTACATGAATCAAAGGTCTATGGTTTTTGTTTAGTTCTGTCGCATCGTCTCTGCTACTAACGAATCTGTTGTACGAATCTTGTAGACCTTGATACTCAATATGTGGATATACAGTACCTTCATATCTATCTGTTGCTAAGGTTGCTGTGGTTAGATAGTATCTTTCTTCACCACCTTCACCTTCCATGAATACTTCAAAAGATGCAGGGCCGGGTGTGTCTATATGACCGAGTGAAAGTTTGTATTGACCTTCTTTCTCTATTATTGTACCGCCGCAATCAGGCATTACCCACGCTTCTATTGTTAGATACTTATTGAAAATACCTGATGTTGCTACACTGTCACGTGTAGATAATGGCGCATTCTCAGATAGGATAACTCGCACATCGTCAGTCCCTCTTGTGGTTCTGTGTCCTAATTCGCTAAAGTCACCTTCGGGCACTATGATACTGTCAGTAATACCATTGAAAAAGAAACCATGAGTCTTACGGCTAATTACTGTCAATTGTCTTCCCCCAAGTTATCTAAGATAGAATCAAATTATCTATCGGTGCGAATATCATATTAAAACTGTAAACCGATTCTCCAGCATCGTATGTGATATCAAACTTTTGCACTGACCCTTGTATACCAGTAGTTTCTTCTTTCATAGAAAAATCTACACTGGCTGGTAAATCATTTCCTTCTGATGTTTTATCATGTCCATCATAATTACCAGTAGGCATGAAGAAGTTTCTCGCAACGTATTGGTCACCACCAGTTGCTTTCAAGGTAGAGTTATACGGTATCTGTATACCAACGATGTAATCTTTTACCTCACTTTGTCTACCGTTTTTTCTGTTAAAGAAATCACTCACCGGACCTCTTCTCTTACTGTTGTTGATTATACCGTATAAATCCATAGTTTTATCACCAGCAGATTTCTTTCCACCATCTGACCCTCCAGCAAACTTGCTAACAGTAGGAGGTTGTAAGAAAATCCTATTCGTTGAAACTCTAATTTTAAATGCAGGTGTAGTTCTACTCATAGCGCTGTTTTTACCTAAACTAGTCATTACTATGTTTACGATACAATTAGATGTTACATCGTTGTAATCTTCACCTGATACTAAAGTAGCAGTAAAGTCTGAACTTAAATGAGCGTTGATATATGCAACAACTCCAGTTGCTAATTGAACAGATGTAGCGTCGCTAGTATTCACTAATACAGTTGGACTACTACCTGAGCCACCGTTAGAAGAATAAGCAGTACCACCAGCAGAACTAGTAGTTGTAAAAGATATTAACTTATTAGCACCATTTACTGCTGTATCAAAAGTTTGTAATACTAAATTATAATTTAATAACATACTGAGATTACTTGCGGTAGTAAATTGAAGACCGTTGTTTGTTAATCCAAAATTAATTGTAGCATTATGCGCTGTACTCTTTGTACCCTCTCTATCGTCTGCAATAATACCTTGAATATTTATCATGGCTTTGTTTATGTTTAAGTCCATACCTATACGTTTACTTCCAGTAAAAGGTAAAGAAGACCCTCCTACTTTACGAGAAGTACTGAGAACCATAGTTGTAGCGTCTAGTTCAATGGTATTACCGTTTTCTTGTATTAGTCTAATCGGAATGCCCCCAGCCATTCAATCACCTACCTCTTCCTACACCACCGATGCCGCGTGACATTTCTTGTTGCACTAAGTCGCTGATTTCTCTAGCCAATTCTCTTTTATCAGTACGGTCAGTAAGTCCACTTAGATTGAATGTCATATTGAAACTGTGCCCTCCACCGCCACTAGGTGAATCTCCACCTCCACCGCCACCAGTGACAGCGTTTATGGCACTGCTTCCTAAATCTTTGACTCCACCAACTACTGATTTGCCAAAATTAAATATTCCCTTAAGAGCGCCACCAATTGCATCGAACATTCTACCTAATGTTTTATCGTATATCGATTGCATTACACCTGAAACAGTATCCCAAGCACCTCTTATTGTATCAAATACACTTAGCGCTGCTGTTTTTAGTCTATCAAATGCTTTTCCAATAGTGGCATCAAATATAGCACTCATGCCATTAAAAATAAGTTTTGCAATAGTTTTGATTCCGTTAAAGGCTAAGGTAGCACCTGCTTTTAATCCCGACCATAGTTTACCAAAAGTACCATTCCATATAGTTTTGACATTATCTAGGGCTTTACCCCACTCACCTTTGAATATGTTAACGAAAAACATCATTGCCTCTTTCATTAAGTTCCATATTGGTACAACGGTAGCGTTCCATATCGTTACTATTGCATTTGTTAAAGGCTCAAAGGCTTCTTTAATTCCATCAAATACTTTTCTCGCTACTTTACCAGCAGCCCTGAATGCTTTACCGAGTGCCTTACCTATACTGCTGGCTACACTACCGAGTGTACTCATTGTACTACCTATGCCGCTAAGACTACTAGATACACTGGCTAAAGAATTGAGTAATGCTCCTAATGCCATACTAATCTTCTCCTTCTAAAAATGAATAATCGAAATCTACTACGTCTGTGCTTTCTGTACTATTTTCTAGGTTTTGTTTTCTCTCTGCAATACGCTCTTCTTCATTAATAGCAAGCGCCCAAGATAGGGATTGTTTGAATACCGCCTCGCTCATCTGATAAACCTCATGTAGTGATATGTTGTAATGTTTCGCTACGATGTATGCGAACAACTGCATCTGCATCTCTAAATCGCTAGGGTTTTTAATTACCTTTTTCTTTAGAAATTGCCGAACCCTCAATTGTTCGCTTTCGTAAAACCCCCCTGCATTGCCTCCGCCAGTTCATCGGGCTTTGGTAATAGAGAGGCTATTTGTTGACCAACATATGCGTTTAGATTCATCATGTCGTCTACGGTAAGTTCCGGGTTTGTTCTTACGACCCAGTTTGAAAATGCGTAACGCCAGTATCCTTCAAGGTTTAGCGATACATCATCACCATCCATCTGAAACATACTTTGTGCGGCTTGTTGTACATCAAAGAAAGTTAATTCTCTAACCCATACTTCCATCATTAAATCAGGATTTTCTTTATCTACACGGATTTCGTGTCGCTGTTCACTCTTCTTCGTCAGTAAGTTGTGTTTGTCTACTATCGTCATCTGTTGTCACTTCCTCGGTTGCAGCCTCTTGCGAGGGGGCATCCGGTGTTACATCAGCAGACTCTTGCGAATGGGCTTCTGTTACACCTTGTGTCGGTTGCTCGACAATACCTGCGTCATCGTGTCGTAGCCTTAACACTACCTCAGATTTAGTGCCACGAATAGTAATTCCACGCGCTTTACATTCTTTTTGGAGTTCTCTTACGGTGTAAGAATTGTAATCAATTTCCCCACCAAACGGATTGTCAACTTCGGGGACTATCATCATTTCAAGATTTTCTTCAACATTTTCAACAGGCTTGTCAAAAGTAATGCCCACTGCATCTTCGATAACATTCTCAACAACTTCGACAACTTCTTCTACCTTCTCTTTTATCTCTTCTACCACGTCTTCTACTACTTCGCTTATTGCGCCCCTAGCAGCCTCTACCCATGAAGGTTCTTCTTCCTCTATTTTCTCGATGATTGTTTCAACAGGTGTGTCTTCTATTTCTCTAGCGATAGGTTCAAACACGGTTTCTTCGGTAATTGTTTTACCTTCATTAATCATTTTTACAACCATAGAATCTACTACGTTTCTAGAATTAGTTTTGAACAACTCTTCGTTGTACGGAATATCAACTCTATCAATTAACCAATAAACATACTTTTCGTGAGAATTACGAGAGTAGAACTGAACTCTTTTTACAGCAGTCGGTAACACTATTCCACCTCAAGCATGTATAACTGTATCAACAGCAATAACCTTAACTGATTTAGGTAGAATCTTTAGTTTTGCCATTAGTGGTCCTTTATCCTCAGGTACAGGTAATGGTGCTTCAACGATATAATAGTCATCCATTAGTATGTCAATAGATTCTGCTACACCACTAGATACTTGTTTTGTGAAAGATAAACGTATCATATCTGCATCAGTTTGTGCAGTCTCATCTGTATCATCAAAGTTTTCCACTGCTCTACGCATATTGTGGTAGAACAATGGGTCGTCTACGATTATCTCCATCTCAAGGTCATACTCTGTTTTACCCTCTACTGCTAGTGTGGGGTTACGAGTGCCAGCGAATGGAACTTGGTCGGTAGCACTGTTTGCTATATTAGCCGCACCAATAGTATAGTACTGCTCTACACCAGTCTTACCGTTTAACGTGAATGAAACAACTTGACCCAGTGTTGTTCCTAGCATAGATATAGAACCGTTGTAGAACATAAACGGTTTCTGTGTACCTTTACCTATACCCGATACTTTTCTCTTTACTTCTGTATTAGCAGTATCTTCAAAGAGTCTGTGCGTATTGTATCTATCTCCCTTGTCACTTGTTTCTAACCTACCAGTATCTGTATAACACAATGCTGAGTCAAAGTTTGCTGTCAATCTTAGAGCAGCGTCTGTATCTGTGGTAAGTGAGAAATCTTTGACTTTACAGCCTCTAAAGACACGTGTTAGTTGTTTTGAATCTCCTGTACCACCATCGGTAGTACCATCGTTACTGTCTATGTCTCTTCTTCTAACACTGACTTCCATAGCAAAAGAAGGCACAGTTGTACGAGAAAAGAAAAGATGGTTAACTGGATTAGTTAAAGCACCAGTTGTAGTATCTCTATGAGGGCTACCATTGCTACTATCTGCTGTATATCTAGCAAACTCTACTACTGTATTATCATCATACGAATATTGTAACGGGTCATCTAACCAAACTTTACCAGCACCACCAGTTACAGTAATGGCTACAATTCTTCTTACTTCTTCTTTTATTGCTTTATCAATTATTTGTGTAGCGTTTACATTAGGCCAAGCATCGGCAGCAAGGCCGCCGCCGACACCAGTATCTCTGTATGTTTGCACATCGACCATATTTATGACATTAGTAGCAGAATTACCTGTGGCATCCCCGCCAGTGACTAAGGTATTTCCGAGTAAGAAAACATAGTCACCTACACCTATATCTGTTCCACCGATTGCTGGATTAGTGCTACCACTACTATCAAATGCTATGTAAGAATCTCCTGAATAAACAGCAGAGGATAAAGAAAATGTATCACTAGCATGACCATCTTGTCTCACAGTCGCCGCATTTACAACTTCGTGCCCTAGACAATAATAGAACCATCTGCCATTATGTATGTTACACTCAAATGAGCCACCAACATTAGTAAATCTACCCGGCACTTGAACTGCTACATCTCTACCAAGCCCAACAACATGGTATCTCTTGAGGTCTACTTTAGTCTCAGGAAGTGCAACAGTGCTTACCAGTCCAACGAATTGGTCAGTCAATACACTCTCGGCAGATGCGTTTGCAGCATCAGCATGTTCCATACCTACATCAATTGCGGGTGTAGTAAAAGGTAAGATAGTCATTACATCATTAGCCTTAGATGCTTGGTCTGCTGCTGTGTGATTTGTCTTTAATGCAGGTGTTACCGTAATCTCAGTTTTACCATCATTGTCATTATTAGCGTCATTACAAACTTCTTGTTTGATTATAGTATACATTCTACCCGATACAGCATAATCATCTTGTGTGTCCCAATTAGGACTAGAAGATGCTATTGTGAATACAACTTTGCTACCGACTAACATACCGTTTGGGTATTCTAATATTCCAGCGTTTACAGGGGTATTAGCACTACCACCACTTAATACGATTACACTAGTGTCTTTTACTAAATCCTGATGCGGTGCGTTAGCGGCATTAGCCCCAGTATCAAAAGATGCTGTGAATGTAAAAGCGCTTGCGTATCCGTGTTCTAATCTCACTCCAGTTTCGTGTCCGAATGTAATCTCGGACAAATCACTCTTGTATACTGTTGACGGCATGGCTCTCTCTCACCTCATGGGATTAACTCTGCAAAGATAACAACTTCTATCTGAAAGGTCATTCTATACAGTTTTTTGCTTCTATCTGATAAGTCGGTACGTGTTTTGTACACAAGTCTATCGAAATTGACACCATCGCCCTTTCTTTTAAGATGTACGCATCTTCTTAATTCGTTCTCCATTTTTTTCAGTTGGTCTCTGCTTCTCGTAGTACGCATATCTACTGTAATGTTGATACGTGTAGTGACGAAATCATACAGCATTTCAGGTAACTCTTCGTTATGTGCCGTTTCAAAGACCATTACATAATCCGTTCTATCAAGGTCAAGTCTCTTTCCACGCTCAGGTGTTTCGTCTGCTATATCGATAATAACGGGTTTGAAATTATTAGTATTAGACCTATTCCAATTATTCTTTAGTACACCTAGTACTACGTCAATACCTTCATCGAATGTTGCTACCATTTCACAAACTCCTTCTTACGCTTTTCACGCTCATGGGCTTTGAAATCGGGTACTAACTTACCACCATCGTTTTTGACTTTGTGTTCCATCAGTCCCGGCGATTCGGTCATCATGCGTCTATTGACTCTATCTTTCAACGCTTTTTCTTGTTCAACTGTCATTTCTTCCGGCTCTAACTCTCTTTCTGAGCGTTCAACAGCCTTACGATATTCAGATGGCCCTTCTGTAATAGCCTTCTGTAAATCCGCTTGGTATTCTTTTTTACTTAGTTCTAAAGTTATGGCTTCTTTCCATTCTTTGTAAACTATTTTCTGTGTATCACTCAAAGGCTATCACCTCTATGTAACGTGGGAATGTCTTTTCTATATCCATTTTATAGAGTTGAATCTTGGATGCTAAGTCTACGTTTTGTGTACCTTCGGGTATCAATACACTTCGGTCATCACTCATTAGTAAATCGATAGCAACCATCTTTGTACAAATATCCTCTATTGCTTTGTCTACGTATCTCTCACCGTATATGTATGATGTTTTAATCGCATTCCATTCAAAGAAAGGGTATGAGTTATTGAAGTAGATAATACCCATTTCATGGTCTATCCACCAATCTCGTAATCTACCTTGGTCGCCACTCGCACTTCCGCCTTGTAAATCGACTTGAAAGATATCTTGTTTCAGACTGCCTGTAATATCAGATAGAGCAGAGCCTACGACTATTGCGCAGCCAGTAAATGTAGTATCTGTTTTACCTGTATACCTAAACACATCTCCACTAGCATCTACTACAACACCAGCGTTTGCAAATCCGGCAGTACTATCGACAGTAATCGTAGTGCTACTCAAACTAGAGAATGTCGCACTATTAGACTGCGTTTGACTCAATTCTATATTACTATCAGTAACTACGATACTACATGATTCACCAGCAGTAGTTTGCCTCATACTACTAATCTTTACAATGCCTGTACCATAGTCAGAGTTAGCAGTAGCGAGAAACTCGTTATGCACTGCTACGTTACTAGTGCTACCTTCTAGTGTAAAGTTAGGAGAGAAGACAACATCGGTTTTACCGACTCTATCTTCTTTATTGATTAAGTCAGCAAGATTCTGCGCAGTTGTTACCTTATCGAAGTCAGCACGCCAATTCGCAGTACCAGTGCCGATTGTCAACAAAGATGCGCTTCCATTGCCGGGTGAAATAACTATTGAACCTGTTAAAGCCCTCACATCATCGGGTAATTTTATTCTAGCCTCAGCAGCAGCGATTTCTCTGTAATCATCACCTTGCCACAACTCTAATCTCAAGATTTGTTGCACGTTTCTAAACAACAAGGGACTAGTACCTACATAATCAGTATAGTATCTACGTCTATACGGTTTGTATGTATCGAAGTTGATGTATTCTGCTTGTACCAAATATGGTCTCCAAGCGTTGTGAGTTCTGTTGTCGATGTGGTCTTGCATACGAAGTATAACTTCATCAACTTTCTTTTTTGTAATACCTCTAACTCTACCATCGGTAAACGAGGCTTGATTCTGTACATAGGCGTTATCTGCAACTTCAAAATTAGCATGAGTGATTGAATCTGCAAAACCCAATCTAACACCATTAATTGTTGAGGTTATTCCGTCGATGGTTCTTTCTAATCCTAATGGGTCTGCATCACTATAAATTAGTAAAGTATCACCGACAGTAAATCCGATGTTTCTATAATCAGCACCAGTAACAAATATACCAGTTGCTTCGGAATCGGAACTAACTAGTATTGCTTCTTGTGGTCCTATGTCTAGCAAGTCGGCAACTTTCTGTGCTGTGGTGTAGACAACTGCTGTTGGGTCGAGTGGTCTTGTTTCTCCTTCACCCGGACTAAACACTTGTGGCATTAAAGTCGCGCCTCCTCATTGCGGCTACCAAGGTTATACTCCATAGGTTTGTCACATGAACCGCAAGTTGCTCTCCATAAGAAGTGTAGCAATCCACAGTGTTTACAGCGCGTACCTGCTCCTATATCGAGTACATCTGCGATTTCACTAGTTCTAGCCCTCTGTTTAGTGGTAATACCAGCCAAAGGAGAGTCTGTATTTACAGTATGAGCGTCGTATGTAATATCTGCGCGAACTGTTTGTTTTGCTGCTCTGCTTATGTCATCAATATCAAGCGTTTGTAACTCGAATCCTGACATTCACTCACACCACCTTCTATCATGCTTTCTGATATACTACTAAGAATATATTACCCAATACTGTAATCGGCTCTACTGAGATTATCTTTGCACTAGCATAACCAGTTAATGCTTCAATGTCAGTAGTCATAGCAGTGCTTAACGCACCGTCATTACCTGCGCCTGAGAAGTCTCTAGGGCTGTAAGGTCCAATTACTTGTATTGCTTTAACCATCTAGGTCACCGCCTAATCAACGCTTTCCTAGTGCCCACCAAGAACCAGTATTACTGGTCTTACAATCTATTGTGAGAGAGCCGGGTGCTGCGTCTGTAACGATTGCGAATGCGCCGTCTACACCGCCTCCGGTAATATCTCCGAATGTGTCGCCCATTACACCGCAAGCGAGTATTTCTGTTAATCCAGTTACTATTGTTCCTGTCGCAACGCTTGCTGCGTTCCAGTCTCCGGTAACCATCATTAAGTCACCTAATACGTGCGTTCTGTTATCTGTTGTACTGCTAAATGCCATTTTCTTATTCCTCCGTTATTTCTGTTTCTACTGCTTCTTCAATTGCTTCTTCTACTGGAGTCTCTTCGACTACAATTTCTTCTACAATTTCAGGAGCGGCTTCGACTATGACTTCTTCGACAGGGGCTGGACTTAAGACATCTTCCACCATTGCAAGCAATGAGGACTTTGTTTTGTATCCATTAGATACTTGTACGCCCTTATCTCTTAACCATGTAGTAATGTCTGCTTTTACCCAGCCACTATCAGGTATTCCGTCGTTTAGTAAATCGTATGCCGCACCTTCTATTACAAACAATGATGGTTTTAGTTGCCTTTTATTAGCATCTAACCAATCTTGTGTAACCTCTACTACTCGACCCCTAATCCAGTCACCCATAGAAGTGTCTGCATTAGGTCTCATGTAGAGATTACCAATGTATGTAACTGTTGGCAGTAAAACCACCTCAGTTGTAGAATACTACAAGTTGTCCGCTAGTTACAGTTCCGGTTGTAGGTAATGTGACTACCAAACCGCTTATGGTTGCGCCGAGCGTTTGTGCGTTTGCGCTTGTACCGCCAGTTGCTATTGCTGTGAGAATTGCACTTGCACCACCGCTCAATGTGACGGTTGCTCCGTTAGTTGTTGAACCTAATGTAATCAGTGCCATCTTAGGTGCTGGGTCGTATCCGTTTGCTCCATCGCTGTTTACTGCGCTGAATGTACCCGGACCACCGCCCGGATATGATGTGTCTGCTGCTCCGTCTAACCACTCAGTAGTGCTGTGTGAACCCGCTCTGAGTTCCCATGCACCGACTAATGTTGCTGTTGTACTGCTTCCTGTTACTGTCAATGTATCTGCCATATTTTTTTCCTCCGTTTATATTATCTCCAAGACAACCTCACTTAAGGTCTCTTACGCTCCCTTGTGCTCCGAAGAAAGTGGTCCATAGTTCTCCCATGGTACGGTATAGTCCTTCTTGGCCTAGTCTGTTAATTGCGAATGGGTCACCAGTTTCGATACCACTCTCAAAGTATTGTGTTGGAATTGCTGTACTAAAGTGCAAGTAGTCTGTGTCTAGGTAGTAGATTCTTGATAGTGTATCTGCTGCCATGTTCTTTGTTGGGATGATTGGTACACCGTTGTATGTTGCTACGATGAAACCAGCCTCGATTCCGGGTACACCCTTTACACCGTTGTAGGTAGGGGTAACTCTCTTCTCTTCCATGAACCTCTGTTGTGATTGTAGAAGTTGTTGGATTCTCATTAGAGTATCGTATCCAGTTAGCATAACTTTCGGGTTTCCACCACGAATCCACATCTTTTGGAACATCTCGTCTAGTAAGTCTAGAGATAGTGTTCTGTCAGTAGGTGTACCGCTAGAAGCGTTAACACTCATTTCTGCGTTTGACCATGAGTTTGCACTCCTGTCAATACTGTACATATCCATATCTCCGTCTGCACTTACGTGCCCTGATGCAGCGCTAACTCCTGTTGTTGCGTTTGCACTGTTTTGGAAACCGGAAGTAACTCGGTCAAGAGACTCGAAGTTGTTACCTGCGACTGTATCTACGTCAGTACACATCATTTTGTTGATTACCTCAGCGTGATGTTTACCCATTTCCTCTTTCATTACAGAGCGTATGTCTCCCATTCCGTCATCCTTGTCAGCAAGGAAGATTGCAGTTTCAGACATATCGAATGTGTGTGCGATAGTCTTTGGTTTTGCTGCTACATGTTGGAATGTAGGTTTGATTGTTTCAGGTAGTGTTGCGTTCTCTGCAACTCCGCTTCCAGTAATTGCACCAGCATTTGGTCTGCCAGTGATAACGCGCCATCCGCTTCTATCCCACGGTTTCTTTGGTAGTATAGAGAATGCATTGAACTCTTGGTTCAATTGTGACCATACTTTGCGACCATAGATTGCTTGGTATGTTCCACCTGTTGTTGACAGCATAGGGCTGTCGGCCTTGAGTAATTCACTACCGGAGTATGAGTAACCCATTGCGTTACCTGCTCCATAGTAGTATCTTTCCATGTCTGTTATTGTTCGTACGTAATTTCGTGCCATTTTCTTTATCTCCTTTTATTTTTTAATATCTAATCTCACTCGAATGCTTTGGATGCCAAGTTGTGAACTTCGTCCCATGACATGTTAGCCAAATCCTCCGTTGATGGAACTGTTAGTGCTGGTGCACTAGGCTCCGATTTTGTGATTGCTTCTCCTGTTTCTGCTGGAGTAGTGATAGATTCAATGCGCTCTGAAAGTGCACTAATTGCTTTTGTTATCTCGTCTAGAGGACCACGTGCATCATATGCTGCTGCTTCCGCTTTTGCAATTTCTGCTGAACGCTCGGAAGCGTATCTGTTAGCAAAGTTGCTTTCTAGAGAGCCACGGAACTCTTCTTCAAGAGCAGCCGCTTTGTATACTTCATATGCAGACTCAATGTCTGAATCTGAAAGTGTTGCTGGGTCAATGAAATCTGATTTCTTAACACTTCCACCGCTACCTGTTGTAGCAGCAATAGCCCCAGTTGAAGGATTTCCGCCTTCTTGTGTTCTACCCGGTGCTTGACCAGTTAGACCTTTGTGATTTGCTGAGATTTCCTCAGGTGTTGAACCCATGTTTTGTTTTTCTAAGTCATCAAAGTGAGTTCTTGCACCCGCAGTGTCAACTCCAGCACTCTTTAGAGTGTCTTCCATCCAGTTAAGATAGTCAGATGTGATAACATCAGAATATTCTGACTTTTCTACATCAGCGTCTTCTTTCTTTTTATCATCTTTCATATCTTCTTTCTTACCGTCTTTCTTGTCAGCGATAGCCTCTTTCAATGCTGGTGGCATTTCGCCTTTCTCCATATCGTCGAGTCTTCCTTCTAAACGAGATAGTACGCTACCAAGTTGTTTCATCATTTCATTATCGTTTTCTGTTTCTGTCAATTTATTCACTTCCGTGTTATTTTTATCTTCTTTGAGTATGCTAAATGTTGCTTCGGGATTGATGCCTTTTTCACAAATCGTTATTTCGTGTAGTTCCAGTTTACTAATTTCTTGGTAATCTCCTCGTTTTGGGTCTGATTTTCTGACTCTCTTAAACGCTTGACCACCGATACTGAATCCTCTGAGAACGCCTTTTCTGATTTCTGCTGAAACCTCTTTTGCTTTCTCGATGTCGTCACGCAGTTTTACTACCACAAACATTCCGACATCATCGACTTCGCTTTTCCACAACCTCCCTTCGTTATCTGTATAATTCGGTACTACATCTCCAACTTGTATATTACTGTGAGCCAATTGAACGTTTCTGTATGACGGATTTTCCATGAACTTCCGAAATGCGTGTTTCAATGCCTCCTTTGTTATTACGTCGCCTTGCTTGTCTACAACTTCCACACTGGCATAGCCAGCGACGATGAGGTCATTAGCACCCTTAAGGATACCAATTGTCTCTTCGCCAGTTCTGAATAGTTGTTTACTACCGAGCACACTAACCCTTGTTACGTAATGCCTTACTACATATATGCTGCGGGACTACTCATCAAGGTTTTTATCATCAAAAACGCTAGACTGCGAGGCTGTTTGTTTCTTTTTCTGTTTTCTACCCGGATAATCTTCGGGTTTCTCCAAGTCCTCAGTAGGTCGTTTCTTCATATCCCAATCGGGTAAAGACTGCTCTGCTGTCAAAGAAGTAGGCCCGCGTGGGCTTTCTACGCCCCCACCAACATCTATCCCTAAACCACGTCCGGCCATGTTACTATGTCCTTTTTCCATCTTATCTAATGCTCTTTCAATAAGTAAAAGCGCTTTTGCCATTTCATTAGGCTTCATAATTAAATTGCTATCTTTCTTTGGTTTTAGAATGCCAGCGCTTTGTTCTTCTATTTTATCAGAATCAATGTGATTAACAGCAACCTCGCTGTCTCCCTTTACTTCTAACTCTTCTTTTAACAATTCAGTTAATCCTTCTTGCCAATAAGACTCAAGACTCTTTGCTAACTTTAACGAGTAATCTGAGGCAGTAATTTCTCCTATCGCAGCAACAGGGTTGACTGCTTGATTATCTACAATATCATATTTCACGACATCTTCGGGCAATCTAATAATAAAGTGACTATCATCAATCTCCATAGTAAATGGAACATGGTAAGTAATATCAGATTTAGCAAGCATAACCCACTTCGGGTGTTTCTCTTCACCTTTCATGTATGTAGACTTAGCATCACGTAGTAATAATTTATCAGAATCTTTGCCTAATTCTTTTACAGCATCTTCTAATCCAACTTCATCTGTGATTCTAATGTCGGATGGACTAGGTACAAAGACAGGATGATAACTTTCAAATTGTCCTCTTAAGATTTTGATTCTCTCGCGTGTAGTTAGTTCGGTTACATCATCCGTGTCGTATAGCAGAATATCATTAATGTAAAACTCACCATCATTTAATATCCCATCAATAACAAAGTTTTTCTTACAGGCTGCTCTAAACGATGCTCTCATTTCATCTTCACAAGATTGCTTTACGCCATTTTCATCTTCTAATTCAACACGCCCATTCTTTTTACTAACCTTACATCTCTTTCCGTCTTTCTGTATAGAAACTACCCATTCTCCTGTAAAGCCTCTTAATTCGGACATATCTTTAATATCAAATATTCTATGTAAAGGTTCTATCAAAGGTATTTCCTTTGGTAAATCTGCTTTTGAAACATTCATCATATCATCGCTAGGCATTTGACCAGTAGGGTCTTGAGTTAACTGGGTAGGATTTTGTTGAAATGGCTCTGCGTTTGTTAACATAGATTCAACGTGTTGAGGTGAATGCGTATCTTTGTGTAAAGATTGTAAATATGTTAACGGTAGAGAATGAAACTTTTCTTCTGAGGTATTTGTACCAACACTAATATTTCCATTGTAATCATGTTCTGCACCTATTTCTGCTTGGCCGCTCCATCCCCAATCCATCAAACCGCTAGTAAAGTGGTCTTGCGGTACAGCCCCTTCTAAACTTCTAAGAGGTTTTACTGGCGCTGTCATCCAACCTATTTCTTTCTTAGTAGCAACGGCTGCATTTGGTTTCAAATCGATATCGGGGCTAGTATCAAAAGAAAGAATATTACTTGCAATATCTTTTCTTCTTGCGTGATGGTATTCTAATGATGAGTGTCCTCTCTGACTTTGATGTAATAGCGTTCCTTCATTGCTTCTATTATGAGCGTTAGGAACTTTGCTAAGTTTAGTCAATGGTGTTGGCGCTTGATGGTATTGTAAACCATATCCTCCTAACTTCATTTCATTTCTTGCATTTTGATGTAAAAACCCTAAAGCATTGTATATAGGATTTCTTTTGAAATCTACCATTGCTCTTTTGTGTGGACCTGCTGGCCTTGAAGGTGGAAAACTAGCCTGTCCTTCTCTCAATACATTATCTAAGTGAGTGTGAACATCACCGTGTCCTTTTCCTTCAAACATTTCTTTATCTTTCGGATTCCATTGCATCGGGTTACCATCAAGGCCGCTCATTGTGGCAAGTTGACCTATGCTGTAAGCGTGTACTGGACCGGATAAAGTTTGTAAATATTTTTGAACATGTTCTTTATGAGCATCGTCGTTAGGTAAATCTAACATTTCTAATATATCTTGCACCCCATGTTTACTTGGGTCAATTACGTTATTTGTTAATGGACCTAAAGTTTTCATTTGATTTGCTAAATTGTAATGAGTGTCGGACGACATATCTTCTTCTTTCTTAGAATAATGATGAGCGCGAATAGATATACCATGGTCTCCATCCATGTAAAGACCTCGCTGTGCATCTTTTACTCCCCTTAACGTATTGAGTAACGCTTTTGGATTATCAGGGTGAAATGCATTAGCATGTTCTTTTTCAATCGCGGGTTTTATTTTTGTTCTAAAATATTCAGCAACTGCTTGTCTATCATCGGTATGAGCCTGTTCCATCATATTTCTCACACCACCAAAGTCACCAAGTTTTTTGGCTTGTTTACCATACTCTCTTGCTCTTTTTTCTTTCATCTCTATGTTAGATTTAATTTCATTTATTTTGTCTCGCAAAGAAGTTATGATTTCAGAATCTCCCGCCCCATCTTCTTCTATGTCTAATTCGTTTTGCAACATCTCTAAATCTTCTATGTCTTTTCCGCTCACTACATCCGCTACATTCTTTTTAGGCGCAGTAGGGAGATTAGTCATTACTTTATTTAATTCATCTGCGGTAGAAAGAAAACTAGGGTTGTTTTCTATATCTGCATATCTAAGAAAATTATTAGCAGGTGAATTAGGTGCTGAGGCTCTACGATTTATAGTAGAAAGTAAATGCGAATGGCCCGCTAACATATTGATTGAAGTTTCCTCTTTACCCACACTGCTAGTCGCTGTATACGGATTATATGAAAAAATATTTTTCTTATCTAACTCTTTGTTAGTGCGACTCTTTCCTTCAATACCAGTCCAACCTTCTTCTTCTTCATCCCCGTATTCTAATATTGGCGCTAAACCCGGTGAACGGGTATGGTCGTGGTCAGAACTGTTAGTTTTGTTGTTTCTACCTTTACCGACTTTACTACCAGTTTTATTTTGAGAATGTACAGTAGCATCTGTTTTTGATAATATACCTAGAGCACTTGTGTGATTACTTACTCCATTTTCTAAGTAATGAGAATGTAAATGCCCGTATGCGCCCACTGTTTTAGGATTGGCTTCTAACCTTCCACCTTCTGCTTTTTCTCCTAAAGCAGATATATTTCCTTCAAAATCGTGCGCTTTGAAATCATGTAAGATTTCTGCTAGTGTAGTGATAGGTCTACCGTGACCCCCAACGTTTGCAAAAGCGTGTGAGAAAGGATACGCTAAGGTTCTATACTTTCCGTCATGGTCATAAAAATGTTTTTCGTCACCTTCTTTCAATAAAGGATTATCTTTTCGTGGACCATGCGGAGTTCTAAACGTAGTTAATGCGTTTCTTATAGGTTTAGACATTTCAGCAATACCCATGTGTGCTTGTAATTCTTCTTTCACCCTTTTCATCACGTCTTTCGATAAAAAAGGTTCTTTTTGCCCCTTAAACATAGGATGCATAGATGGTGATAAATCCCCTTCATTATAACCCACAAGTTTGTGTAAGCCGTCGGGACTCAAGAGAATATGACTTCCATCTGATAATTTTTTAGCAAAAGCCTCTTTTAGAGTACCGCCTTCTTTCAAAACTTTTTCATACTCTTTAATATCACTTGGGCTAAAAGGTGGTAAGTTTCTTTGCGCTGGTCCATGTTCACCCGCTTCAAGATGTTCTAATAATTTATCACCTTCATAGTGGTCTTCTATTTTATTCATAAGATGTTGGTAAGCAGTTTCGTCATAATTTTTTATTCTTTTTTCTTTACCTTTTTTGTCTTTTACATACGAATAAGGCTCACCTTCGTGTACAAAACCATCTTTTAGATAAACTCCTTGCAGCGCTTTGGCTACCATTCCTTCTGTTCCGAGTCTAGTATTATCAGTATCTGCTTCTATATGTTTAGCCTTATTAGCGCCCGGATGCTTTTGACTTCTAGTCCAATGGTCTACCTCTGCATTATTTCTCATTTGCATATTGGCTTTTATTCTATGCATGTGTATTCTTTGACCATCGGGTAAAGTAACAGACTGATGCGCTGGGTTGTCTGTACCGTATTTATCTACATGTTCTATAACTAAACTTCTTTCTTTTGGAGATAAAAACTCTAATCCTTTATTCCATGTATCCCAACCCATACCATGACCATGAGGTATTTTTTCTGCATCGGCTAAAGTAGACCTACCCCTTGCATCTAAATCATCATAAGGATTATCACTAATTTTCGGCTCTATTGTTTCTGTAAAAATATCATTACTATCTAATTTTTTCATTCTATCGTTAAAATGGGCTTCTTCTAAATCCATATCTTGACTTTCTAACTCTTTTACAAGTTTAGGATTTTCTTTTTGCCATTTTTTGAAGTCTCTTAACCTTAGAGTATGCTGGTGTTTAGTATCACTTTCATGCCCATCATTACCACCTAAGAAAGATAGTTGTCTTGATTTTCTGTTTTTGTTTACACCATGATAAACACCGTGGTCTTTATCTCTATCTCTTTCATTGTAGTCTAACTTGTGGGCGTTTTCTATCTCCATACCCTTTTCAGCCCACTTATTATCCGAAAGATAGTATTCTCTCAACATATTTTCCCACTCAGGCATTCCTGTATCGACTCTTCTTTTACGAACTGGATGGTGTTTCTCATCAAACGGGTTAGCATCTAAGTAGTGTGATGCTGGGAATATTACAGGTTCAATAGATGCTGGTATATTACTACGTAAATTATCCCGCCCTTCTTTGCCACCATCGAAGGCAATTCTAAAAGGATTAATTTCGGGCCACATAGAATGTTTCATTGTGTGTGGAATCATATTTCTTGCACGATATGGACCATATTTCTCACCATCTTTTTGTGGACTATGTAGCGGATAATTATACTTTTTATTATCATTTTCGTTAAAAGCCCGTTTTACTCTATCACGGTAATTATGGTCTGTACCATATGATTTAGCCATCGCTGGTCTAAAGTTGTGCATTGTGCCAAACTCTGTTTTTTTCTCTTTAGCCTTAGATAAAATATATTCACTAAAAGAATCGCACACAACGTCAACATCTATTTTCTCATATGTGATGTTATGATTCTCTAAGTTCATCTTAGAAATTAGATAATCTCCGACCTCTTGTTCCGGTGGAGTATTATCGTAAATTGCTTTTAGCAATTCAGTACGGTGTCTGATGTAAACTTGTATCGCATCTTCTTCCATGACATTCCCTCTCAGCCTCCGGTATTGTACCTTTGGTAATAAGGACAATCTCTAAGTGAAAGTCCCCTTGCTTGTTTACAACCTTCGTATGCAGTTGCACCACACATTTTACATGGGTCCATTTGTGCAACGCCTTTCTTGACGTACACTTTATTCAATCTTATCCCTCAACAAGACGGTCTACTGTATCATGGGTGTTAACTTTCAAAGTGTCTAAATTAACACTTTCACTAGATGCACCTTTGTTAGCAATATCTTCTGAATCTAAAAGACTTTGATTTGTGTGATAGAAAGCGTTGTATGTTTGACCACCAGTTTCTATGTTAAATTGTACACCTTCCGGCTGTGTACCAAAACTTGTTTCTTTGTGATGAGTGCCTTTCTTCATAGAGGTGCATCCCGTTTTCATCATACAATCCATTTTTTTCATACCACAAGAAGGACACTTTGCTTCTTTTTCAAGAGTATCTAGTCTCTCTGCTATTTCTTCTGCTTTTCTTAACATCTCATATGCCTTAGGTGAGGCCGCTTCATATCTAGGTTTCATTAATACATCTCCTTTACTTCTCTATGCTGGTCTGCCATTTCATGTATATCGTCCCAACTCATTTCGTGAATCTGTTCGTTAGAATATTTATCAGGGTTATTTTCATCTTGTTTGAGTATAGTACCTGATGATGTTTCCATATCTGCTCTAAAGGCATCAACAGTAACATCTTCCGACAATGGTGTAGAATAAGGCACGTAACCTGCTTTTCTCAAAATTATTTGCGGATTATCTATTGCTTTTCGTAGCATGGCATTTTCAGCACGAACAGATTGAATGTCTCTATCCATGGTTTCCATTTTAGAAATTAGAGCATTCATTAAACGCCCAGTTACATCTTCTTCCATTCTAAAGCCTCAGTTACCGGGAGAATAACGTCCGTATGTGCCTCTTGCTGGCTTCATTTGTGAATTAGTTCTCGAAGACATAATTGTTCCTTTTAATTGTCTATCTCTCATTGAAGGGTCGAAGTTAGAACCAGTTTTGTTAAACTTTAGAACTGGGCTTCTGTGTTCCCATCCATTTTCAGGAGTAACTACTTCTGTTTCTGCTTTCTGTATTGCAAACTCTAAGTCTGTTTCCATGTTACTTGCATACTTTAATAATTCATTTAGATGTTGGCGTGCGTCATCTGCATTACCATCTTCTAAAGCCTTAGTAAAAGCCTCGTTATGTGCAGTCATTTTTCTAGCCATTGGATGCATTTTCAATAAGTCCATGTGGTTCACTACCATTTGCGTGTATGCGATGCTACTTTAATTATGCGCCTTTTATCCGTCTAGAGTTCATTAAAGCGCGAGAATTGTTCTGCGCAACTGAATTAGGAGGACCGCGTTGTTGAACACTGGTTACTGGTGACCCAATACCCGGACTTCCTCTATTTTGAGGAGAGGCTGGTCCTCTTGGAGTACGGATACCCATACCCTCACCACCGGGCTGTGATGGTGGCATCGCATTAGCCAACAAACCCGGAGGACTTGCGCCCATTTGTTGAGCCATTGGGCCACCGCTTCCGGGTGACATTCCTTGAGGCGGTTGCATTCCCGGCGGCATCGGAGGTGCGCCATCTTGTTGCTCATTCATCTGTCGATAAGTAAATCGTATATCTCTATCTCCCTGTTCCATTAATTCAGGCTTGTATCCAAGCATCATCATTCTTTGTGCAAGGTTAACTTCCATCTCATCTCTTCGTAATCGAGTAATCTCATCTTCTTCTTCATTCGGATAAAGAGTCAACTTCCAATCTGTTACTTCCATTTGTCTTAACATTCTAGGAAATAGAACTTGCGTGTAGACTTTCTGACCAAACTCAACAGCCCTGTTAGTTACAAGTATTTGCATACCTTCGTTATTTAATCCACCGGATTTTCCGCTATCAATCATAAAGATGCTACTTACACCAAAGAATGCCGCTATTCTATTACGCATCTCATCTCTAACAGGAATATATTGCATCTCTTCTAACGTATCCATGAACTTTACCCAATTCACACCGCCTCTACCAGTTTGGCTTTCAATACCAATTTTAGGTATGTAGTGTGGGTCTCTTTCCATTTTCTCATCTACACCTTTCCAAAACGATTTCATTGACTCTAAATTATCTGTGGTTACAGAAATAATTCCTTTTGGACTTCTTCTTTTCTGATACGAAGTATACATGTAATTATCCATTGCAGTAAGCGTCATAGCCTGTCTCCACATTGTATTCACAGGACTTCTACCATACAATTTAGATGGATTGTATTTACTAATATGTATTACTTCTCCTTCTAAGTAATACTGGGTTTTACCGCTACCAGCCATATTTGCATAGTGTGCTTCTTGCATATTATTACCGCAGACTTCACACTTGTCATCTTGGCCGGGGTAAGAAATTTGGTCTCTATGAAGAGGACAAACTTTGTATCTACCACCTCGCACACCACGTTTATCAGATATAATTCTCATAAAGATAGGGTCGCCTCTAATCAATTCTTTAACCCTGTAAAACTTAATGTCAGATGTTTCGGGGTCTACGAAATATTCTTTTACACAGATTAAGAAAGCATCATCTACTATTTCTAAATCTCTTTCTATTTCTTGCAACACGTGCATGAAATCTTGTTCCATAGAGTTTTGTTGTTCTAATAACCACTTAGGGTAGATTAGTTGTTGTACGTCAGGTTGTTTTACTTCTCCTCCGCATAACTTACAAGCATCTATTTCGTGACTGTATTCTTCACCGCAATCTTTACACTTGTGCTGAAACTTCTTTTCCCAATAATAGCCTCTTCTGAATATCTCTTGCCCTAGTTTAGAAATTACAGTTCTAAGAATTAAGTTTTCTTGCGATACAGCATAAAGCGCCGGAATAGTAATACCCTGCGCTAATACAGGTTCTTGAATACCAGTTGTGTATAGGGGCATTTGCGGTTCAGGAGTAGTTCTACTTCTGAATGGACTACCTAACGCAGAAATTAATTTACCTATTCTTCCTTGTTCTTCTGCCATATTATATCGCCTCCGCCCACTTTGTTATATCGTCGGCTTGTACGCCCCATTCTGAAAGGAGAGCATTCGACTTATTGGTATCATCGCTCCAATTGTAGTATCTTACAACTTTCTTTAATTCTTCTTTCTTCAACCCATCGTTTTCTTCTATGTATGCTAAAACCGCTTTTGCTTGAGTTTTCTTCATTTCTAAAAACGGTAGTATACCTTTCAATAATTTTCTAATATCTGCCTTAGAATAAAATTGTAGTCTATGTTGACTTCTTTGATTATCTTTGTATATTTTTTGGTCTAATTGTAAAACGCCACAATCTAGAGTTTTTTGTAATTGTTCACAATGCACTTTACCTCTTGAACCAGTGGCAATGAATCCGGCTCTAGGTTCACCTCTTCCTGTAATTGTGATATACCCGTCTGCATCTAAGAAACCCGCAGCATACGCCCATGGGTCTTTTATGATTAATCCAGTTCTATCCATTTTTACAAATGTGCCTCTAGATGCCCCGGCCATAATATCTACTTCTTCTCCATACATACTGAGTAATTTCGCTAATTTCATAGATGTCATACTTTTGTGTAATATATTTCTATCGTAAAGATTAGCAAATAACGTTCTACCGCTCATAGTACCTTTTTCTAAAAGTATTTCAGCACTTTTTACTAACGCCTCTCGGTCTTTTTCATTTAGTCTATCCATTTGATGAAGTGTACTTTTCCATACTTTCCTTGCATCTCTTTTACCGTCCATTGCAGCCACCCATGCTTTTTTCTGTTCGTCTTGCCACACGTCTTCGTATTCTTCAAGCATCTTCAAAGCATCGTCTGATTTCTGCCATTGATGACAGGCTCTTTGTAAACTAACTCTACGAGAGTCGCCAAACTTTCTCAAGGCTTTCATGTTATTATCAGACACTCCTAATTCTTTTATTACGTTAGAGTACTGTTCACACCAACTATGCATTTTTAGAGTAGCATCTAATTCCATACTTTTCATAGCCCGTATATCTTCTATGGCTTTATCAATAAACTCTTTTTCATCTTTGTTACTTCTTCTAGCCTTTCTAAGTCGATATACTAAGTCAGTTGCAGAATAACCTAAATTGGCTTCAAACCAACCATCGTTATTCTTAGAAAAAGTATTCATTTTAAGAACTCCAGTACACCCAATTTTCTATCCAAAAAGTATTATTTTCCCATTCATCTTTCATTATTGTATTATTCATCTTCTTCACCTACGGTACCATTAGAGAGTCTTTTTTGCTTCCACCCTTAAACCACTCATCAAATCCGGGCATGTAATCATCTAAGAGTGTAACGCTACCCTTGAACTCCTTAGATGCCCAATTTGCTAGTGCTAAACTCATCGCCAAGTCATCGTGTACGCCTACACTTTCTAGTTTACCATTTTTCTGCATTCCGAATCTATTCAACTCTTGCTCAACTTTGTGAGTGTAAGTTCTACTTCTTTCATCACCATATGGTAATTTGATGTGGCCTTGTTCAAATGCGAGTAATAAACTCATAAACAACGACTCTTTACGAGTACGAGTAGTCATAAATACTCTAATCGGCATATCTGCTCTTAATTCTCTCATTTCTTGTTCTAACATACGTTGAAAGTTATTACCTTCAAGTTGAATTAAATCAGGACTAAATCGACTATTTAGTAATACCATCATTCTTTTCTGAGCCATAGAAGACATACCTCTCTCATGCACTACGTGAACTATTTCTTTTGTCGCATCACCGGGTTTTTGTCGCATTACAGTTATAGCGGTAAAATCGGCATTTTTATCAGATGATATAGCGGGGTCATGCCCTATGAAATGTTGACCAAAGACTCCGTTTGCTTCGCCCTCTTCGTCATAAAAAGTTTCAGCCCTGTCAATTAAAACAAGTTTAGGGTCTCTACATTTTTCTAATAATGGACCGGGAAACATACTCGCTACATCGTGAATCGGTTCACATAGATACTCACGGCTAAATTGTATAGCGGGCATAGACATTCTTCTTTTCTCTAAAGATTCTAAATCCCATCTTTCAGGCCATAGTGCTATTCCTTCTGCATTTATCGCTGGATAAGTTTCTACTCTAAAAGTTTCTTTTTGTTCTAATTCAGCGTATAAATCGTTGTAACTGAAAGGAGTTCCCACCATCATTAACTTACTACTATGGTGAAGTACAGGTAACAAAACACCGTAAAACCAATCTGCTGTTTTAGCAAGTTCACTTGCAGTAGTACCCCATAGAATATCGTCACATACAACAATGTCAGGGTGGAAACCACGTGTAGCACCGCCGACCGACTTCGCCATCATACGACTACCATTGGAAAACTCAAAGTAAGATTTAGCCCAAGGTTTGCCTTGAGGTTTCAAATGTCTTAATATATCGTTCCCTTCTATAATATTACGTACAAAGCGCATGTGTTCAAGAGTTTGTTCAAGAGAATGAGAGAATATCATAACGTGAGTATTAGGTTTGAATGCTGCTAACCATAAAGCATACATCATAAAGAAAACAGATTTTCCGTGGTCTCTCGACGCTTTAACGCAAAAATACTGAGATTCCTCTAATCCTTCTTTCCAAGATTCGTGATGGTGATTATACAAGAAACCTAGCATATCTACAAAAAAGTACTTGAAGGATTTCTTAGACATCTCCGTATCCATATTAAGAATGAAAGTGTCTATTTCTTTCTTATTCTTACTCATGTGTACTCCTGTCGTAAAGCAACCATTGGATGGTAATTATTATTATCATTAAACCAATTTTGTCTTCTGCTTTCTTCTCGTAAAGATTCCATAGCAGCATTAGTCGGTGATATTTGTTTTGGAGAGGCGATTATAGGTACGGTTGTGTTTTCGTCTTCTTGAGCGCCAGTAGTATTTCTTCTATCTAAACGTGCACCGAATCGACTTCCTAAGTTTGCGGCACCTCTTTCAGCCCCTCCTGAACCTAACCATCCGGTGTAAGCCCCGCTTGCAGCCGCGCTCAAAGCACCCGGCTCTCCACTTGCAGTAGTATTGTAAAATGAGTTTACTGCCCCAAGACCCGCCAATCCGTATCTAGCCAAATGACCATATTTATCCCCAAATTGAGCAAATCTATTTTGATAAGAGCCTTGTGGACCGTATTCTCCTGTGCCGCTTATTTGTTTACCTTTATCATCAAATTGCGCAGGTCCGAAAGATGCTGCATCGGGGCGATTTCCACTACCGGGTGTTAGCATAACTTGTGGTCCAGCAGTACTCAGTGCAACCTGAGCCTGAGAAGTTGAAGGAAAGGCTGACGTAGATGCTTCTTTTCTAATCACATAGACCTTACCCATTTAGACACCCCCGAATGAAACCTTGACCACTTTAACTACTCTATCGGAATAGCCGTATGTCTTAGATATTCTTTCCCAATCGCCCTTAGTGTTTAATATTGTACTAACATCCATAGATGTAATGTCTAGCATTTTCGCTAAGTAAAGAATGTCTGTAATAGAATCCACGCTTAAATTATTGGAAGGTAAATGCTTGATAATTTCATCATCTTTTCGAGCATCCTCTATTTGTAATATTTCTACCGCTTTGATTAATCTATCCATAGCAGCATTATGCCCATCTTTACTTTTAGTAGGATAGTCAGAAAGAAAACGTTGGTAGGGGTCACCCATATTTTGTTGAAACTCTCGTTGTCTCTGAGAAGATACTACACCAACTGGTGGTACTTGGGTTTCTCCGGGGTAAAGCACTTGCGCTTGCTGAGGATGGTATTGTGGTCGAGGTAATCTAGACATTACATTTTGTACTGTTTCAGGAGATGCATTACCAAACTTTGCTCTCATTTGTTGGTCAAGGGTTAAACCCGGCGTATTCGGGTTTACTTGTAGTTGTCTGACTGGTGCTCGCTGAGGTGGTGGCGCACCACTAGTTGCAGCCGGAGGTGCACCGCCGGAAGGTGGAACAGGTGCACCGGATATACCTTTTTCGTTACCCGCTCTAGGTTTTAAT